TAGGAATGTCCACTTCGGGAACGCTTTGATAGGTCACGCCGTTGATGATTACATTTTGCGCCATTTTTTAACCTCCTTATGAAACTGTCAAAAACGAGCCATTCCACGTTATAAGCCCGTAATTTGATGGAATCGGGTCAATGATAAAATCGTGCGTCATGTTTTTACCGTGCGTCGAAAGCACCTGCGCCTCCGCCGTTGGGACGACTTCGTAAGGCCCGGAGTAATCGCTCCCGTGCCACTCGATTGTCGCGACCTCGACGCGCATGGGTGAGACCGCGCCGGATGTCACCGACGCGATCTGCACCGACCCCTGTTCGACCTTTTTTAACTTCCCGATATTAGTCATACAAGGTCACCCTCTCAAGTACAACCGCCTTGTCGCGGCGCGTCAGGATATCGATTTTATACGCCGCCCAGAAAATCGTGTTCCCGTCGCCGTCGAGGCCCTTCGCCTCGATGACATGCGGAACGGGGCAGAGCGCGGCGGTTTCTTCGTCGCTGATCTCGCAGACCACGGACTTGCCATCCCCGGAAACCATCATGTCCGCTTTCTGCCACTCTTTTACGAGCGTAGGCTCCGCCCCGGTTTTATCGCGCCAAAGGGTAATGACTAACGCGGGCAGGTCGGCAATGCTCTCGCTGAACTCAACGACCAACGGGTTATTTGCGCCTTGGATAATCATTCTTCCTCGACCTCCTCGACGGGCGGTTTGTCGTAGACTTCGCGCTCAAGCACATCACCGACCGCGTTGACAATCATCGCTAGGGCATAGGTACAGGAGTCATTCGCGTAGCAGGATGAAAGATAGTAATGGTAATTGCTCCGCGCCTGTTCGATGGTATCGAAGCGAAAAAGGGCTTGCGTGGTCTGCCCGCCGCTGGTTGTGACTTGTAAGGAAAAATACATTGTCATGCCCCCTTTAAGGTACATATTTGACCGTCACGGTCTGCGTTCCGCTTGTGCCGCTCACCTGCGCCGTTAATGTCATGCCCGACCCGTCAAGGTCGGGGCCGAGTCCTGTGGTTCCCGACCAGTTGGAGGAGAACGCGACCGAAAGCGTGCCCGTGCTGGAGAAGAGGTTCGTGGTGCTGGTCACCGTGATCGAAACCTGCTGGGTCTGCCACTTCGACAGGGTAATGGTCGACGATGTGAAGGTAACACTTGAAATAGTCGCCGTCACGGCGAAGGAAATCGAACTAGGGTTTGAGTTCTGTCGGTTCACCACGCCAAAGGTCAGCGTATACTCAAAGGTGCCGCTCGGCAAAGTGTTTGTAGGGGCGTTTAGTGTGTATGTCCTCGGCAGGTAACCCACATCGGTCGTACCACTCCGGCTTGCGCTTGAATAACTCGACCCCGATGCATTGAACCACAGGAAACCATGCCCCGCCGGGGCAGAGGATTGTCCTTGCGTGAACTTGCACGCGACGGGCATAAGGAAAGTGCCCGCTCCGATCTGATTCCCGTTGATGGACAGATTCGTAAAATTGCCATTCAGCGCGCTGACCGTGCCGTTGGGCAGAAGCAGACTTCCTTCCGTCTGCCCAGACATATTCAGCTTGCCGCCCGTGTAAATGTCGATGCCCTCGTTCGTGATCTTAATGCCCGAATTGTTGATCTCGTTCGGGTTCGGCGACCAGACCTGCCGCCCCACGCCCTTGTGCATCTCGATCCAATGTACCTTCGTTGTGCCTGTCGCGGTATCGAGGCGGCGGTACATACGGATGCCGTGGTTGTCTGGATTCGTGCTGGTGCTATACCCGGCAAAAACGAAAGACAGCGACGCAACGATAGGCATACCGTCATTAGCCGTTGTGATTGACGATAAGTTTCCTAGCGCAACGCCGCTCCCGTTGGTATAAAGCCTGTATGCAGATGCGTCCGAAGCGGCCTCCAGACAGGCGGTGATAGTGTAGCGTTGACCCGCCACCATATCATCCGCTTGCCATGTGTGGACATTATAGGTGCTGGCGGTGATGACCTCATCGCCGCCGTATAGCATATTCGGTTCGGTTGACGGCGGCGGCGTGTATTCCTCGGACGATTCGATGCCTTTTTCCAGTTTCGCCCAAGTGATCGCGGTCGCGCCGGGGCTATCAACAGGGGCGCGGGCAAACGCAAGCGTTGACCGCTGGCCTACTCCCTCATTGTAACCGCTGAACGTGAATTGCAGTTGGAGCGTTTGCGCTGATGTGCCTGTGGGTGTAACGCGCCCGATATACGTTCGGTTTGTGCCGGAAAAATAAGCGGCGTAAACATTGTAATAACTGATGTTCGCGCCGGGGGTCAGCCGGACGGTCAGCGTATAGTCCTGCCCCGTCACCAGATCCTCCAGCATCGTCCACTTCTTGATGAACGTGTTCGACCCTGTGCCGTCATTATCGGCGGGGGTATCGCCGTCCGTCAGCAGGTTCGTGCCGTTGATGTTCAGTTTGCCCACCGTCAGGTCGATTTGGTTCTGCGCTTGCACCTGCAAACTGGTGTTGCTGGAAATGTCCACGGTTTGCAGTTGGTCGATGGTCGCCTGACGGGCGAATAATTCGCCGACATCCAGCCGGGCGGCGGTGATGCGGTCGATCAGCGCATTCGCGCCCTTGATGTTGCTGGCGGCAAGGTCGGTCACAAGCAGGTCGGTTTCGATGATAGACCGCCCGGAGGATGTCACACCAGCGTTGATTTCGCTCGTTGTAACCGTGACTTGTGTAGGCGTGACCACCCCGGCATCGGAAATGTCGAGGCTATAATAATTGCCGTTCGCCGCTTTCACCACCAGATTATCAACCGTCTGGTGAAGCACTTGAAGGTTTTGCACTTGCAGTTTTTCAATATAGTAGCGGTCGGCGATGGCATCTTTGGTGATAAGGTTCTGGATGTCCGCATCCTTGATTTGAGCATAGCCGATATTCGCGGAGGAAATCTTCGTATTAACAAATTCCGCGACATCCGCATTCAGTTTCGCCGCCGTGACTTCGCCCGCGCCGATCTTCGCAGCCGTAACGGCACCCGCCGCCAGTTTATTCGTGGTGACCGCACCAGCAGCGATCTTGCCCGCTTCAACCGCCCCGGCGGCAATCTTATCGGCGTTCACCGCGCCCGCTTTGATTTTGTCCGCTTCGACCGCATTCGCCGCGATAGCGACCGCCGTCACAGCACCCGCCGCGATTTTACCCGCGACGATTGCCCCGGCTTCGATTTTGTCACCGTTAACCGCGCCGCTTGCCAACTGATCCATGCCAACGGAAGACCTGCCGAGGTTCTTCGCCGTCAGCGTGCCGCTTGCGATTTGGAAACCCGCAATCGTTATGCCGTTATACTCAAGGGAGGAGGAAAGCGTAATCGCTTCAAAGGTTTCCCTTATCGCATCCCAGCGCGTTTCGCTGACCTGCAATTTGCGGTTCAGCCCGATTTCCGGGTGCAGGACGGTGACCGTATCATAGAGATACAGTTTTTCAAGTTTCTTGTATTGGGCATACTCGACGGTGTCGCCGAGCATTTGAAACTCAACGGTTATATCCTCGGTAGGCAGGTCGCAGCCCGTGTCGAACTGCGACCGCGCTTGGTCGCGCATATACTGGAGGAGTGTTTGCTCCGTCCATGTGCCGCCTTGCCCATCATCGCCGCCCACTTTCCCATCAATGCTCATGCTTTGGGCTAATGGGGTCGGGTAGGAGTCGATATATATGGAGTCGACATTCACTTCCGGGAGCAGGAGGTCGGAGTCATCCGCCTGTTTTGCAATCGGGATGATTCGCGTGACGACCTTCTGGGTGTCCGATTTCCAAGTTACGCCCCGCAGGTTGACCCCGTAGGTCAAGGAAAAGCCCCGGTCGGTTGCTTCGTTCTCAAGGATGAAAAAATCCCAATCGTCGCGAACCAACATAGCGTTATAAAAAGGCACGATTCCTTCCTTGGGGTCGAGCAACGCATAAACGGGATTTTTGTAGGAGAAATCCGCCGTAAAAGGTTCCGCCGTGTCGGGCAGGTTGGTGGCGATGGTGCATTGTGCCGGGGCTAACATGGTAGATCTGATCCGCGCCACCGCGCCCGCCGGGGTGAGTTTCCCGATTTGGCACGAGCCGAGGAGAGTGCCCGACAGGTCATAACTCACATGCTGGGCGTTGACCTTGATGCGCGTCTGTGCCGTATTGATTTCCGTTTTATAGATGCGGAAACATTGCTCGGTCACAACGCGCGGGTCAACGGGCTGGCGGGTTTCCGTGCGGACATAGGTCGATTTTGAGGTCTGTAAATAGCCCTCTTCCCCGGTCATCATGCGGACATAATTCCAACCCGTGCTATAACTGGAAAGCACATAGCACTCCGCATTTGCGGCAACACTCGCCACCACAGAAGAGCCGCTTGTGTAGTTTTGAATTTTCGCCCATTTGCTGGGGAGTTGCGGCGGGGCAATGTGCCGCTCGTGATCCATTAAGACTTGCGTGCTTTGGTAATTCTGCCCGGAATAGGTCACCTTTGAACCTTGGTCGTAATCCGTCGAGATGACCCATTGGCTATATGTTATGCGGGTCGGCGCGTCTGGCTGGCTATACAGGGAGGTCGCGCTTGTGGTCTTCCATACCTGCGCGTTGGTGCCCATCATCGTAGACCCAACATCGTACACGGGGCACGGGGCTTTGATGATGTTTCCCGTGGACAGCCATTCCCATTTCCCTTCCGGGTCGATGGGATGCTCCATTTCCAACTCATAACTCCCGCCCGCTTTTTCCGTGACGGTGCAGGAAATGGGGGAGAGGATGCCCAAGCCCATCTTGGTGTAATCGTTTGAGGTATAGCCGTTATAAGCGTAAATCATTATAGATACCTCTGTTTCCGCACCACGGTGCAAGCCGTCGCCCCGGTAAAGGTAAGTGTGTAAGTCGTGCCAACAGGAACGACGGGGAAATCGCCGCTCACAGATGCCATAAGGCTTTCCGTTCCCGCGCCGTTGGTTACCATCTGCGCCTCGCAATCGATGATACAACCACCATTCGGCACCGAAGCAATGGAGAGGGTGTTTTGCAGGACGCTGACCGACATATCCCCGCTACCCGTGAGGGTAATGAGCGGGTACATTGGTAAATCCCCTTCATTTTTGATGTATCCGCCGCTTGAGATGGTGTCCGTCGGGTCGGTCAGTAAGCGTTTGATAGGTTGGCAATAAAACTCCACTTCAGCCCGATACCATGCGATACTGTGCGGCACTTTTTCGTAAGTGACTTGGTTAATCACCCGCGCCTGTTGGCGTTTATCGCTTTCATTTGAAAAGGTCAACCACCCGGAGCCGCGCAACCATGAGCGCACGGAGGAAAGGTTGTCGGCGGGGAAACTGATCGCGATACTCTGAATGTAAGGGTTATAAATGTTTTCCCCCTCGATGACGGTCAGATCACCAGCACGCCCCGGAATGACGATATTCGTCACTCGTTCCTCGCCGCGCATTATCGGAGCCGCGTGTTCCATCAGCACCCCGTAGGTGGTGGACGCTGTGCCCTTGAAAGTGAAAGTGCTTCTCATGCCCACCCCTCCTTATGGATGACTTCCGTATGCGGACGATTGCCGCCCTAACTGGTTGCCGATTATATCCACCAACGCACGCGCGTTCTGTCCGTTGTTCATGTTCATGTTCTGAATGTACAGGTTGCTGGTCACGCTTCTGTTCCAAGGGTTTACGAAACCAACCGAAGAAGCACCCGCTACGATTTGCTGACCGATGGATTGACCGATTGAATAGAACTCGGTCATTTGCGACTCGATGCCCTTCGCGGCTTCGTCCGCGTCCGATTGCCAGCCCTCGAAGATATCGTCGGGCAGGTCTTCGATTTCAGCGTTATCCCACAAACCGAGATTTTCGATCACTTTGTCGATTTTGACAAGTTGTTCCGCCATTCCGTTGAAATCGCCATCGTCAGCAAATAGTCGGTTGAGTTCGTCTTCCGCCTGTTTTACTGTCCATTCGGAGGACGCAATCGTGCCTTGGCTTGCCCGCACAGCATCGAAATACATTTCATACGCGTGCCGTTGCTCCGCCGTCCATCCGCTGACCGTGGTCGTGTCCGACCAAATAGCATCTGCGGCGGTTGCGCGATTATAACCGAGGGCTTGCTTTGAATAGTCCACGGTCTTTTTTACGACCGCCGCCATCGCCGCTCCCGTGAGGTAATCGCCAAGCCCAAGTTTTACCGGGCTTCCTCCCGTCGGAATTGCTGGCGTGCCGCTGGGGGAGGGTGTCGGGGTTCCGCCCTTGTTGCCCATATCGAACAGGGTCTGCAACCCGTTCTTGAGTTTCAGCACCTGCAAAACACCCTCGGCTACCTTCAACCCAGCCAACGCCCCGCCGATGATTTTAATGGCGGCGGCGACCGTGTCGGCATTGTCCGCAATCCACTTCAGCGCGTCGCCCAAGCCATTGACCAACCCCGTCAGCGTTTCCAGCGCGTTTTTCATCGTGTCCTCATTCGCAAAGTTGGTGATGATCGAAGCGATTGCGTCGCCAAAGTTTTTCAACGCTTCCTTGCCCTCTTCGGACTCAATGAACTCACGGAAAGAACCGACGACCTCCGTCAGCGCACCCGCGATGGTTTCAAACGCCGGGGCGAGTTCGGCGGCGAGTTGCTTTTTCATCGTGTCGAACTCGGTTTGCAGTTTGACGAGCGCGTCGTTCGCGTCGCCGAGTTGCGCGACCCCTTCCTCCGAGATCACGGGTGCTTCCGCCATCGCCGCTTCCCATTTTTCGCGGGCACCTTCCTCAAACAGGGTCGCCATCTCGCGGTAACTCTTGCCGAAGACCTTCATTGCGGCGTTGGCTTTTTGCTCCTCGTTCGGGAGTTTTTCGATTGCTTCTATAACCGCCCAAAACGACTCAAGCCCGTCTTTGCCACCGAGGTAAATAGTTCCCGAAAGGGAATCGTTCAGTGTAATAAACTGACCTTGGCGCGCTTTGCGTACCTTGTCAACGCCCTTCGTAATGTCCTCAAAATCGGTATCGACGATCTGTTGCGCGTACTGCATCCGCTGATAGTCTTCAACGCTGACCCCGGCGCGCTTCGCTTCGGTGATGACCGTATCCGCCCATACCGTGGAACCTGCTTCAAAATTCCAAAGGGCTTTGCCCCACTCGGCTATTTTTTTAATGCTGTTGACGACCGCGTTTGTAATGGAATCAATCCCGGAGATGACCGCGTCAAAACTAACTTTCGTATTGATGCTGTTCAGCGAGGAAGAATAGTCCGTTACGCTTCCCTTGGCTTCGTCGACCTTTTCCTTTTGCTGTTGGAAACCGCTCGTCGCGGTGCTTAACTTTGATTTGAGGGTCACCAATTTGGTCTGCGCTTGCGTGACCTGCATTTGCATGGATTGATAGGCTTTTGAGTTCGGGTCAACGCCTTGCTGTTGCATTTCCTTCAAGGCGTTTTTCGCCGCGTCGACGGCTTTGGCTTGCTGGTCGACCTCTTTGGATAACAGTTCGGTCTGCTTCTGAAAATACTTCTCTTTATCGCCTGTATACTGGTAATCAGCCGCCGCCAGTTTTAACTCCGCGTCTAATTGCTTTACGGATTGCTGGGCGGATTTCATCGCGTTTTTATACGCCGACAGACCCTCAACATTTAATTTAGTGGAAACAGCCATGCAGGTCACCCCTCATAGTTTCAGCATAAACATCTTATCGTAATCAACGCGCAGAGAGAATAAGTCCAGCACAAGCCCCGGTGGGCTTTGCTTGATTTCCGCCACGCTTAACCCGGCTATTAAACCATAGGACAGGACGCGCCGGAAAGTTAGCCCTGCCCCGGTTTTTTTTCGATTTCAGCGAGAACGAGGTCGGTTTCCTCTTCCTTTTGTACATTCTCAACCGCCATGCCCTCGGTGATCGCGTCCATGATGGCGAGTTGCGCCTCGGTGACCGCGCGCGGTGGCATATTCTTTCGCAACCATTGCTCCGTCAGTACGGGCTTTTTGCCTTGCTCAACCAAAGCCGCGTTGCCCATCAGCGTCACCATTTTTATAACCGTGGAAACGCGCTTTTTGCCCGTCATATAGTCCTCAAGTTCGTTCATGGTGCAGATTTGTTCCTCAATATCCCCCCATACGCCAACAGTAAAAATGAGCGGGATATCATGCCCCAGTAATTGGAATGATTTCATTTTTTCCTCCCTTTGCAAAAAGGGGCGGGAGGGGTTACCTCCCGCCGTTGTGTTAGGTCGTGGTGCCGCCGCTGGAAATGTTCGCTTTGGAGTTCAACCAAGTGAGAGCGGCAGAGAAGGAATCAAATTTCTTGTGGATGTAGAAATCGACCGCGCCGCTGGAATCAAGGTAAACGCCCTGTCCGCGCCCGGTAATCGGGTTAGTGCCCCAGTTGATTTGCTCCTGCTTCGTCTGATCGCTCTCGTTATCCAGCGCAAACTGCACCTTCCAAAACCAAAAGCCCTCGTAGTAAGTGGTGCCAGCCCGACGCAGAACACGAATGTACCCAAACCCAACATTCGGAGCCGCCGCATCCTGCACTTTGTACTCTTTCTCCGTGTCGGTACCCGTCGCGACTTCGCCCAGCAGAGCGGCGCGGGTCTCGTTCGTCAGCGTCGTGGAGTCAAATGCGATCTGATAAGAGGTCATGGAGTTATCCTGTTCCTGCACCACATCGTCGCCATAAAGCGGGTTGTCGTTGCGGGTAAAAGTTACCTCCGCGCTGATAGCCGCGCCCAACTGTTTGCCCGCGCTATAGGTAATCGCGGAACCATCAGTATGCGCGGAAATCGCCGCGAAAACGGCGTGCTTCATACCTACTTTAGCCATTTTTGTTTGTCACCTCGTCTAAAAGTCGTTGCGCTTCCGCTTCCATCGCGGCTTGGGCTTTCGCTTTACCAGCCGCTTCGGCTTTCCGCGCAAATGGTTGTTTTACGATAAAAGAAGAACCGCTGTTGATGCTGTTTGCAATCATCGGGATGGGTTTCCCGTTTGGGTATTTCTTGGTTCGGATGTTCTTCGCATAGCCGGAGTCGCCCAAGCCCACGGAGGTATTGATGCTGTCGACCTGTCGGTCGAACTTCGCAATACCAACCGCGCCGACAACGGCGGCTTTTTCTGCGGGGGTCGCAAACCTCGGAGGGTCGGAAGGCCACACGAATCTGTACGGCTCCGTTACGATGCTGTTCGCGGCTTGCTTGTAAGCGTCCGCCATCACGCCCGCACCTTTATAGAGTGCTTGCGCGGCGATTCCCGGAGCGCGCCGCATCAGTTCGTCGAGGGTCTTCAATTCCACATCCAGAGCCGTGGTAACGATTGCCATTATTCATCCTCCAGTTGGAAAACCCACTCGTAATGCAATAGCCCGGTTTCCTCTTCGTGCTGAATCGACGATAAAGAAAAAGCCCCGTCGCAATGATTGCGCAGGACTTCCTTTACCTGTTCGATTTTCGTCTTGTCACGCGTCGGCATATAGAGGTCAACGGAACCTTCGTAAGCGCGGTTTTGAATCTCGTCGTCACCCTCAAGCGTTTCCACGCTTCGCTCCAACTGCACCACGCCATAGACCCCGGTCGGGCGGGTCGACCATCCGTACTCCGCGAACGGGATACCCGTGCCCTTTAAGGCGGTTACCAGTTCGTCATACATCAGCAACCACCTCCGTGGTCGGTTCCGGCTCCGGCGGGAGAGGAATCGCGTTGCCGTCCACCCGCTCAAGCGTTAACTCGATGCCGTCCTTCTCATCCATGTATGTCCGAATGATGGCATAGTTCACGCCGCGAAACTGGCACAGTTTTTCGCCCCGGTATTCAAAGGAGTGACTCAAAACAAGTTTGTATTCGGGATTCAGCCCGATGCCCTTCGCTTGGTACGCTTCGTTCTGCCCGATGCTCTTCACCGTGCAGTACACTTTTCGCGTCGTCAACACAGGCGGGTCAAGCACGCCGTGCGCTTCCGGGGATTCCGCGACCAAGGTAACCACATCAGCACGAACCATCGGTGGCACCTCCGAATCGAGTGTACCCCGTTGCGTTCATGAGATGGGATTTCTGTTCCTCATATGCCGCAATCAGTTTGTCATAGTCTGCGGGAGAATGGAAATGCGCCCGGACATAGGTTTTTACCGCTTGAAGGATAAGCGGGTCTTCCTGCTGACCGAGCGCAAGAACTCCATTTGTGGAGAGGTCATATAGCGCGGCTTGAATTAGGTCGGCAATTTCGGAGTCGAAATCGTCAACCGTAATCGCCAACGCCAACTTAACCGCGTCAAGCATTAGTCATCCAACCTTTCCAAGTAACGCTTGTGGTCTTCGGGAAATATGATATCGTGCCCGATATGCCCCAACCGCACAAACGGGTCTGCCCAAATCTCGTAACCCAAAGCACCCGCCCGTCGGCAGAAAGTGAGGTCTTCACCCCACTCCGCTTCCGGGAGAAAGCAGGTCTTGTAATAGGAATTTACCGCTTGCAGGATTTCCGTTCGGATCAGCACGCACGCGAACCCGCATCCTTTCACGCGGAAAGGTTCGTGCGGGTATTCGTCATAATCGAATCGAGCGAGATGGTCAAGGTCGTCAACATTTTTGAAGACGCAGGAATTGTACGGCGGGCGGCGGCTATGCGCGATGCCCGTCACAAACCCTTTCCCTGTGTCCATCAAGTCGTCGAAAATTGTCGGTCTGAAAACCATATCAGCGTCCAACCAAAGCACGCGCTCATACCCTTCGTTGATGGCTTTATGCGCGATTTTGTCACGCGCCACATAGACGAGGGTGCCGTTGTTGATTTGGATATCGAAATCCACTTTTCCGCGGGCGAGATGGATGGCAAGGTCTTTCAGACTTTTAACGAACTCGGCGTGCATGTAATCGTAAGACGGAATCCCTACAAGCAATTTGCCCATTATTTTTCCTTTCTTTTTACGGGTTTCTTGGTTACTTCCTCGGCGACCCTCAACGCGATGAGATTCTGCGCTTCCGCCGGGGAAACCTCGACGATTCCCCCGGCTTTAATGCGGATTCTCGCGTCTTGCAGAAGTTTAATCTTCATTATTCGGTGGTGCCCCCGGATACCTTCTTGACATTAACAAGGCGACCGAGTTTCGTGATGCCGTGCGCGGCATACTGACGACCCAGCACCTCGATGATGTCTTCCTTTTTCCTCGTCATCTCGTCGTATTTGATCACAACGCCGTCGCCCTCCGGGAAATTGACGCGGATGGCAGACAGGTCGCCAACGATTGCATACACAGCACCGCCGTCCGCGTTGTCATAGGCGGGCAGGTGAGAGGTGTACACGCGGGGCAGACCCGCAAACGGGTCGATGGAGAAATTGCCAGCCGCCTGTGCGGTGAGGAAATTGACCTCGGTCAGCCTGTTCATCACGACGCAGATGTTGCGCGCATCTTCGGAGAGATTCGCGACAGCCGTCGGGATGGCGACCACGGACGGGGCGGCGGTGACCTGCGGCACGCCGATGGCGGTGGAGCCGTTCGTAGCGTTGGCGGTGGTGATATCGTCGACGATCAGATCCGCCAGTTTCTTGGAAATGCGATAGGTCAGTTCATCGTACACATAGCGCAAGAACTCTTCCCCCCGCATACCCTGTACCTCATCTGAGAAACTGACCCATTTCTTAACGGTTTCCGGCAGGAGGGTCACCAACCCAAAGGTCAAGGATTCCTCGGTGGGCGCGGTGGTGCCTTCGGGGTGTACATACGCGCCGTCCGCGGACAATTCAAAGGGAATCTTGATGTTGCCCTTGAGATAGGAACGGGAAACGCGGGCAAGGATCTCGTCGCGTTCCCACGCGGTTTCGATCATTTCCTGCAAGAAGGAGGGCACCGGGATAGTGCCGTAGGTTTCCACATTCTCGGTCAAGAGAGAACGGCACTCACGCGCGTCGCCAGTACGAACGAACTCGGCATACGCGTCAATATACTCTTTGGTGTTGCGGATGTCTTCCATTTTTCTTTCCTCCAGTTTTTCGGTGTGTTCTTCCTTGATTTCGCCGAGTCCGTCGGCGATCAGTTTACGCTTTTCAGCGTCTTCGGCGGCGGATTTGCGAATTTCTTCCTCCGCCGCGTTCAGTTCGCGGACTTCCTGCTCCAGCGCGTCCAAATCCGCGCCGTCGGTTTCAAGTTCCGCTTTGATGGCTTCGCGCCGTTCGATAATTTCGTCAATCGTCATTTTGCGTTGACCTCCATGAGAATTTTGATTTTCTGTATCTTCCGCTTGCGTTCCAGTTCGGCGAGATGCTCCCTCTCGACCTCGGCGATGACTCCCTCGCCGAGATTACGCGCGGAAATTTCGGTCGCATCGTTCGCGGGGAGCGATACGGCAGAAACATCGTAAAGTTTTTTCACCCCGGTAATGGTGCGGTGAATGATGGTTTTATTGGCGGTTCGTTCCTCGGTTTTGTTCTGCTTCGCAACAGTAAAACCGATGCTCATTTTATTTGTGTACCCGCCCCGGATTTCGTCATACAGTTCGCGCCCGATATCCGTTCCGCCGAGATTGGCGCGGATGTGCAGACCATGTTCATCGGGCTGGATTTCAAGCGTGCCATTGCTGACGCGGGCGAAGACTCTGCCCTCATGGTCGTACTGCATGATTACATCCGAAACATCCGCTTCGGCGAAGGAATCGCGGTCGAATGATTCGCGGACTTCATAATCACCCAACGAGTAAAGCAGGTATTCATTCCCGAATACTGTGGCGTACCCCTCGACGATTTTCCCGTTTTCATCGTCGCGGCACTCGATATTTTCGAGGTCGATGCGCCTGTATTCCCGGTCATTTTTTACGGGCATTTAGATCACTCCATTTCAAATTTAGGTACTCGCGGAAAAGTTTGTGTTCCCAATAGCGTTTTACCCCGGCATAATGCGTTATCTTTGCGTCCATCGGTTGCCGTGTCCATTCCGATGAATTATAGATAGGGTCTAACTCAAGGATGCGACCTTGGCAGAGCAGGTTTATAGCGTCTTGGTCGGGGCAGCCCAGTTTGCGGTGGTTCACCATATGCAGCAGATGGTCGCCGATGCCTTCGCGCATCTGTGCCAAATCCATCAGTAAGACCCCCGCGTTGAAATACACGAAAGGCGATTTGCACCTTGACGGCTCACGGACGGCTCCGATAACATTCCCTTGGAGGTCGATGTCGAACAACTCGGAGAAATCAAACATCGCGATACAATCGCAATCGAGGTAAAGCACCCGTTCCTCTTCCGGGAGAAAGTGGTGCAACGCCAGCCGCGTCAGCGTCATCCATGTCCATCCGTTCTCAAAGTTCGCGCCATTAGGGTCGAGGTACGGATTCCCTTTAACATTGATGCACTCGATAATCGGTGGCAATTCCTCCGGGAAATCGTCGGTTTCAATCAAAAAGTAAATCTTGTCGATGCCCCGCACCTTTTGAAGAACCGACCGGGCAGATGCCGCCATATACGGATATACATTCACCGTGCCACACCACACGACCACTTTCCTCATTCCGTGCCCTCCTGCGGTTCCTCTGCCGGGTTGTTTATGTCGTAATATTCGCCGCGCGCGGGGATCTGGTCGCCATAAGGCGCGGGCAGCGGGGCGAGATTGACGATTTCGCGCAGTTCATTCCTCGTCATCAGGCCACGGTCGGCAAAGGTTTGGATGGCGTTGAGTTTGTCTGCGTTGCTCATGTATTGCAAACGGTTCGACGTGAAAAAGATGCGGTTTCCGAATTGCCTTTCCCTTTCGGAGAAAAGCATCTTGGTAATGGTTTCGGAAAGGTTGATGGCAAGCCATTCGACAGCCCCTTCATAGTAGGCAAGCCACGCATCGCCATATGCACGGTTCTGGATCACATCTTCGTTAATCGCGAAAAAGTTGAAAATGTTCTCCTTTATGAATTTCATCTGTTCCGCGTCGACCTTGTAGGAGTCTTGGTTGATCTGTTTGACATCCTTGTAAGTGTTCGGGAACAACAGCACCCCGCCGCCGCCGCTGCGGAAATTGAAATTGTCGAACCGTTCGCGCTCTTTCGCCAGATCCTCGTCGGAGTTCCAGTTGTTCGCCGTCGCCATGAACCGATAGGACGCGGCATTTTTCACGCCCTGCTCGATTCCCTGTTTCTGTATGGCGATGAGGTCAAGCGTCGATTTCAGCGCGTCGTTGGACTCGCCGAAGAGTTCGTTCTTGTACTGATAGCGCGTGAGGATGCCGACCCGCCACAACTCAACCGCAACCCTTTTATTTTGTGCTAGGTAAAATCGAATATAAGGCGTGCCCTTATACTCGACCAGTTCCCACCGTTCGGGCACGATTCCGAAAATTCCGTTGGGTTCCCCATACTCGCCAATTACAGGCACAATAAAAGCGGTATTCCTTGCGTACAAGGTTACCGCTAATCTGTACAAGAATTGAGGCCATGTTTGGAACTCGTTCGGCTGGATCTCCAGCCTCGACCGTAGGTTTGGTTTTGCGCTGCCCTCCAGATGCGGCATCAGTTTCGCCGCGTGTCGACCGTGCGCGTCAAGTGCCGCCCGGATCAAATCACTTTCGTATATCGACCCTTGCCAAGTGCGGAAAGAATGAGTATACCCCTCCAGCAATTGGAAAGTTTGGTTTGCGGCTTGCGCGGGCGTGACGCGCTTGCCAAATATCCTTTCTAACACACCCATAAAGTCACCCCGCATTCATCAATCTGCCGCTCATTTCAGCCCAATGGTTTTGCCGCATACACATAGCATCGAGAACCGCCGCCACACCGTCAACATGGGCGTATTTGCGAATCTTCACTAACTTCTTGCGTGCGTGTGCGTTCGTGTTGCTCTCGATCATCTGCGCCGCGTCCAGCATGTGGATTTTGAGAAGGTCGTTGTCATCCGCGCAACGGATTTTCCCCTCTTTCAGCATCCCCTCGAAAGTGTCCTCAATCCCGGAGAGGTTGAAACCTTGGAAAACGCTTTCCGTGTGGAAACCGAAGTTCTCCATAGATTGGACTAGGTACTGCGAAGAGTATCTGTCATAGCCAACCACAAGGGGAAAGACTTTGTACTCCGTAACAAGGGAAGTGAACCAGTTAAACACATCTTTATAATCGACGAAAGCATCGCCCGACAGGGAAAGGAAACCCCGGTCAATCATCGTTTGATAAGGTATCGAATCCCGCGCAGTTGCTTCGCCCAGTTTCTCGCTCGGCATCCAAAAATGCGAAAAAATCCAAATCACATCATCGCGCTGGATGAGAACACAGGCCGAACTCAAATCGACCGTCTGACTCAAATCGATGCCACCCAAGCAGTAACAGTTCTTGAAGTCTTCCAAGCGGTAACTCCACCCGAAAGCCTTGTTGACCGTTGCCGTGGAAAGCCAAGCCGCACTTGCGTTTTGTTTGCGATTGCAGTATTTGGTGATGAACTCGCTGCGTTTTGAAAGCGACCCTTCCGCGATTTCGATTTCCTTCAGCACGAACTTGACGGGCACGGAAACGCCCAACCCCGGAAGACTCTTCTGCAACTCGTTAATATCGTTCCACTTCTCAAGGTCGTCAATCATGTACAGGATAGGGAGCAGATGCTCCTCCCGGCTGTCGCCGTTGAGGAAAGCGGTTCCGCGTTTCACCAGTTCGTCAAAGATGCTTTCGTTTTCATAGCCCGACGAGGAGATGGCGATTCCGAGCGGTTCCTCCCGCGCACCCGTGCCGGAGACCATTGCTTCCCATTGCCGCAGGCCGCGCTGACCTGCCCAACTCGCGATCTCGTCACCGATATAGAGCATCGGGTTATAACCGTCGGATTTGCGGTCTGAAAACGGGAGTTTCTTTACCGTGGTGTTTGACTCGGAAATATAAAGCCCACGGGTCTTCGTGCTTTTCGTGCGCTTTGCGAGGTCTGCTTCGTGTTGGACATTGAACTCGAACGCGGAAAAGCACAAATCGGCTTGGTCGAGTTTCGGAGCGAGGTAATAGATTTCTGATCCGTATTCGCCCGCGATGAATGCCATGTAAGTTCCGATGGCACCCGCCAACAGGGTCTTGCCCTGTTTCCTGCCGACCACCAGCACGACCTCGGCGAACTGGCGTTTTCCCTCTTTATCCACGATTCCGAAAATCAAGGAAAGCGCGGCTTTTTGCCACAGGCTTAATTTGATGCGCCCCGGAGCCAAGATGCCCTTGTTGTGGTGGCAATAGGTTTCGATGAAGCGAATACAATTATTCGCTTTTTTCGCATCAAAAAACCACCGTTTGGACTCCAGCCCCTCAACGATGGTTTCATAAAGTTTCCGCACCCACTCGCCGACCACAACGCTTCCGTCCGTGATGGCTTGGTAATACTGGAGGATTGCGTTTTCGCCGCTCATAATTTGAACTGCGCCAATCCGTCATTCATAGCCGCCGCCCGCTTTTCATCAGCGAAGCCCTCCACGATTTTGAGCAGAGTCGCGACCGTGCCGTTTGCCGCGATGGTGGTCTGATTATAAGCCGCGACGGCGGGATTGATGTACAGATTCGCGCGCCCCTTCACATATTCTTTCGTTATCGTGGTTCCTTCTTCCCGGATTGCTTCCTCCAACCGCGCCAGCGTCGCCATCTGCACTTGGTAGCGTTTAAAAGTGGTGGTGAAAAAGAAATTCGTGCTGACTCCGCGCGCTTCCGCTTGCTCCAGTATGGAATTTACCTGCTCTTGTAGCGATTTCTTTGTTGCCAATCCGCGCACCTCCCGCGCAACTCTTCGCATCCCTCTTGTATATCCAAAAAAGTTTTATGATCTTGGAGCCATCTTTTGCCC